GATCCGGGATCTGACCGTCGGCCGCACCGCAACTGATATCGCATCTGCCTTGGCAATCCCTGGTAGCGCAGAAGCCCTGCTGCCCCACATTGAGCGCCGTCTGAGTGTAGAGCAGCGTGACGGGAAGCCTGTGGTTGTCGTGCTCGATAAGCAGGGCAAGCTCTCGGCCACTTCTCTGGATGAGCTGAAAGCAGAATTTGCAAACAACACGGCCTTCGCGCCGTTGATCGCGGGTAGCAAGGCATCTGGCGGCGGGGCCGGAGGTGCTGGAAATGGCGGTGGGGCCGCTCTGAAACGCTCTGAAATGACGTCTGTGGCCAAGCGTGAGTTCATCACCGCTAACGGCCAGGACGCTTACCTGAAATTGCCCAAATAATGGAGTAACCCATGGCGACAACCGTCAACTCGGACATGATCGTTTACAACGACCTTGCCCAAACCGCCTATCTGGAGCGTATCCAGGACGTTATCGACGTTTTCAACGCATCTTCCAACGGCGCGTTGATTCTGGACAACGAGCTGATTGAGGGCGATCTGCGCAAGCGTGCTTTCTACAAGCTCGGCGGTGCCATTGCTCACCGTGATGTCAACTCTGTCGCGGCCGTTACCGGTCAGAAGATTGGTTCCGGCGAAATGGTCGGTGTGAAAGTGCCCTTCAAGTATGGCCCTTACGAAACCACCGAAGAGGCGTTCAAGCGCCGCGCACGCTCACCGGAAGAGTTTTCCGAGCTGGTCGGTATGGATTACGCCGACGCAGTGCTGGAAGGCTATATCCAGTACGCAATGGCTGCTCTGAAAGCCGCCATCGGCGCGAACGCCAACATGGTTGCAACCGCCAGCTTTGCCACCGATGGCAAGAAGGCGTTGACCAAGGGCATGCGCAAGTTCGGTGACCGCTTCGGCCGCATTGCACTGTGGACCATGGACTCGGCGACCTACTTCGACATGGTCGATCAGGCCATCACCGAGAAGGTCTACGAAGAAGCCGGCGTGGTCATCTACGGCGGTCAACCGGGCACCATGGGCAAGCCTGTCCTGGTGTCGGACACCATCCCCGCAGAAACCATCTTCGGCCTCCAGGCGGGCGCGATCAAAATCACCGAGTCCCAGGCTCCGGGCTTCCGCTCGTACAACATCGACAACCAAGAAAACTTGGCGATGGGCTTCCGTGCTGAGGGGACCTTTAACCTGGACCTGCTGGGCTATAGCTGGAAGGACTCCACCGGTGGTGTGAACCCGAACTTGGCTGCAATCGGTGCTGGTGCCAACTGGACCAAGTACGCGACCAGCGACAAGGTCACGGCCGGCGTGCTGATCGATCTGTCCGCACCTTAATCGGCTTACTCGCAACGGGCGGCCTTTAATGGTCGCCCTGGAGATATTCATGGAACTCATCTATTCCGCTCAGAAGTCGGATTTCGATCCGCAAAAGCGCTACCGAAACCCAGAGCACTTCGAACGACCAGAGGCCGGCGTGACCAGCGTGCTGGTGGTTGGCGACTGGCCGAACGTGGTTGATGCCTACGAGAATGTCGGCGTCGAAGTGACGCAGGGGGAGACGGCGCCGCGCCAGGTGGCTGGTAACAGCCAAGTTGAACTGGAAGAGTTGATCGGCAAGCTGCGCGTTGAAAGCGATACGATCCGTTTGTTGGTCGATGGTTTGGAAACCGGCGAGATTCAGAAGCCAGAAGCCGGCGAACTGGCAATTCGACTGTACGATGCGCTTGATCACTTTCGCATCCAGATGAGCGAGTTGGCCGGCAAGCGTGATGAACTCGCAGCGGACAACGGGAAGTTGCGCGAGGAGCTCGACGCACTGAAAGCGGGCCAAGGGCCGGAAGTTGAAGAGCTGAAGGCCAAGCTCGATGCGGCCGGTGTGACCTACCGCGCCAATGCATCGAAAGAATCCCTGGAAAAGCTCGTCGCCGAGCTGCCCAAGGCGTAATAATTCGGGCTTCGGGTTGTCCGACGCCCGACCTTTGAAACACACAGCGAGATGATTCATGGCTCTCATCGTTGAGGATGGCACCGGCAAGCCAGACGCCGAAAGCTACGCATCTGCAGAGGATCTGGTCCTCTACGCCGGCAAGTTCGGTGTGGCCATCCCGGCGGACGAACCGGCGCAAGAAGCGCTGCTGCGCCGGGCCGCTTTGGCGATGGATGGCATGAAGTGGAAAGGGCGCAAGACCAACAGCGAGCAGGCCCTTTCCTGGCCGCGCCGCAGTGTCGAGCTGGATTACGAGATCAAGCCCGACAACTACCTGCCGGCGCGGATCCAGTACGGGCAGATGGCCCTGGCTGCCGAGATTCATCAGGACGATATCGACCCGGTGGAGAAACGCAAAGGTGCGGTGACGTTGGAGCGTGTCGAAGGGGCAGTGACTCGCGAATACGCGACGATCTCCAACACCAGCGGCCGACTGTTGCCCGCGGCGCCGGATCGGCCTAGCGCCACGCAGTTCGCCGACTACCTACAGCGAAGAGGTCTGTTTGCTGTTCGCGCCTAGCGTCATTTGCGCGCTATTTCCAGCTCGACAATGAATAGGTTTCCGCACGGGTCCCCCTTGTTTCGGCCTGAAGGACTGCCTTCATGGCCGTTGCACCAGAAGTCATATTTTCCCGATTCGTAGAACCCGATGATGTTCTGCAGATCCAGCCCGCCTTGGCGACACCTCTTATTGAGGCAGCCAACCGTCCGGGAAAGGCTGCTCAGCGTCATATGATGGATATTCGCTCCCTCTCGTTCGCTGTACCAGCCAGACGTGTCTTGAGTGACCTTCAAGGAAAGTGAGGTGACTTCTGGAAAGGCTTCGTTAGTGTTGGTCGTGGTCTTACCGAAGAAAGGCTTCGCATTAGACATTGCGTGAATTCATCCCTGTGGTTTGTTGATAAAGCATATCGGAGATATTGCCTCATGGCCTTCTACGACGAAATGGCCGTGATGGCTCTGGAGATGATCACAGAGTTCGGCCAGCCCGTGACCATCTGCGCAACAACCGTTGGCGAGTACGACCCGGAAGCTGGGAGTGCACCGCTCGACACCGTCACCGAACAGACCGCCCAAGGCATTCTGCTCGACTTCACCGGCCAAGAATTCCAGAACAACAGCCTGATCAAGCAGGGCGACAAGAAACTCAAGGTCGCCGCGCAGGGGCTTTCGTGGGCGCCGGACCTGCTGAACACGGTCATCGTCCAAGGGCGCACCTGGTCAATCGTTCCGCCGCTGAAAGAGATCAACCCAGCCGGGACGCCGATACTTTATGAGCTGCAGGTGCGGTCATGAGCCGGGCTGGTGCCGGACAATCTGGCAGCTTCGCCCTGAGCCTTGCCGAGTTCGCAGCCCAGGCGACGGAAGCCATCGACGCGAGCCTGCGCGAGATCATCATCGAGGTCGGCAGCAGCGTCATCCGCATGTCCCCGGTGGGCAATCCCGATATTTGGGCGCAGAACACCGTGGCCCGCCAGTACAACAAGGCCGTCGACGATCACAACAGCAACCTACGCAGCGACCCAGCCAACCTGACGAAAGCAGGTAGGCTCAAGCCAGGCCGCAAGCTGAACGATGGAATGGATATCGTTGCGCCCGAGGGATACGTAGGCGGGCGGTTCCGGGCCAACTGGCACCTTTCGATTGATGTCGTCGAGAACGTCACATTTGACGAGGTTGACCCCGGTGGCCAGGAGACGATTGCCGCGTTGGTTTCGGCCGTGAGCGACTTCACTGCCGGGCAAACCGCCTACCTCATCAACAACCTGCCGTACGCGATTCCGCTTGAGTTCGGGCATTCGACCCAGGCGCCCGGGGGCATGGTCCGTATCACCGTGGCCCGCTTCCAGCAGATCGTGCTGGAGGCCATCAGGAACAACCAGGTATGAGTCACAACATCATCGCGTCGATCTACGAAGCCAAGCTGATCAACTGGGCGAAGGCTTTGCCGGTGCCGCTCAAAGTAGTGGTCGAGAACGAGGCCTACACACCAGTCGACGGCGCCACGTACCTGAAGGCGTTCACGCTGCCGGCCGATACCGCGAGCAACACGCTCGGCGGCGACCACAAGCTGTACACCGGCGTATTTCAGGTCAGCATCGTGACGCCCTCGGGCGAGTACCGCGGTGCGGCCGGCGCGCTGGCCGACCAGATCGCCACGCTGTTCCCACTGTACGAGCGAAACACGAAGGGCGCGCTTACGGTGGTGACCATGAGCCCAGTAGATCCCGGCCCCGGCATTCCTGACGACACCACTTTCACTGTTCCTGTGTCGTTCCTTTACCGGGCCGACACCAACTAAATCCGCCCATTGGGCAAACCCAGAACCCGCCATTGAGCGGGTTTTGTCATTTCTGCAAAGAGGAAACCCCCATGGGATACAAGTTGCCCAACGGTGCGACGTTTGAACACGCCGCCACCTACGCCGCTCCACTCACTTTCTCGGCAATATCCAACGCCTCTGAAGCCGTTTGCACCGTAGTCGGCGCCACTTTGGTGGTCGGTGACATTC